GTTTGGATCTGGCCAGAGACTGAGTCACGAGCAAACCAGTATATCTGTTGATGCGATTTTCCTTTCGCGTTATGTCTGAAAACACCTAAGTTGAGTCTATGTTGATAACATATCATCCTCTTCACCGCGTACACTTTTATGTCTAATGGCTCTTAAAGTTTAACGTCTGGGAACTACCCCTATCTAGTTTCTTCAAAAGCGTTCGATTAATTCCATTATGTACTTAAACGGCTGAACTGAATCATTTATGTTCTATATAACTGTTACGACTAACAACTTACCTACGATCTTACGGAGAGTAGGACTCCAAGGTTAAGGATTAAACCATCATACCTGCTGCGATGAATTCGTCCACGGTGGAACGTATGTCACCATACAGCGAAAATGATGATACAGGTATAACAAAATCTTTCTTCTCGTGCGCGACTTCATGTTGTTGAAGCGGCACCATGCTTTGAACATTATAAGCATCCCGAATAACATTTCTCCAAGCTAAATTATTGCCTTTACGAGTGTACTCTTCCACGACTTGTTCGTCGCTATAGCACAGCATCGTCAACAACTTAGATCGAAATGTTGTATTACCATCTTTGTCCATGGTGAACTTTCCCTTATCAAGGATCCTTTGCATCCGCGGCGGAAGAGCCGCATGAATATCATGCAAGTCGCTTGGGTAGTTCCGGAATAGAGTTTCCACGACTATGTATTTATAAAGTCGTGAGTAGTTTTCCTCTAAATTCTCAAAAGGACATAATTCGTTCATATCTGCGATGAAGTCAGAATAGAGATCAACCTCTTCTAGGTTTTTCACTCCATACTCATAACCATTCAGATTACGAAGAGTCCGAAAATTTGATGTACCGCCTACATCTGACTCAAAAGGAGCCAAACGTTGCCTAACTAGTTCATGTAGTTTCCATTCAACAGAAGGTAAAACTTTACGAACAGCCAAACGCGGTTTATGAAAACCACCTCCCTCTCTCATGTTCATTTTGAGAAGTGTTGCACAGCGTAGGTCCAATTCTGAATACGGCTTACTTGGAACAAGTCCAGGGCCTCCAAGGTATTCAGGCATATCCCACGGAATATTTGGGTATTGTTTGAGTACATTCGCGTTAAAATAAATGAACCTCGATGAAACTGAGGTCCAGATCTCCGGCGGGCTTTGTCGGTAGAGTTCTCGATGGAGTTCTCCCATAGCACCATATGACACAGAGTTATTTTGGTTGCCAGCCGCCCCGATTGATCTCTTCTGTCCTAACAAAATGCCCATATTAACATATTTTCTCTCTTCCCAATGAAGGGTTTCAAAATTATAGTCAAAGGCGACAGAATTAATCATACAGATTGGCCGTTGTGGCAAACTGTAGAAAGTCTTTCCGACACTTGAAGTTAAACCACCAAAAGAGGTAATCTTCTCCCAATTGTCACGAAGGAATCGACGATCTCCGCGTAATGTACAATCATCACCATTGATGAGTAGCGGCGCACGTGGTCCACCCCCTGGTCGGTTTGTCAAACGATATTCTCGTTTATCAGCTAGCTCTAAAGCCCACCGACAAAAGCATGCGTTTGCCAAACACAAAAACGGAAAAGAAGTAATCGAGCCCATTAACTGGCCCTCTTTCTGATCTTTCCATTGACCATCAATTTCAAATTTATGATGAATAAGAGAACGTAAAAGCATTTCTCTCAACCTAATGTCGATGAAGAAACAATTTTCATTTGGATTGTTTACCGCGTTCTCATTGAGTATGTCTACTAATTCGTTTGCAAGACACTCACTCACCCAACTGTGCAAATTATCAGTTGATGCTTTGTAGTCACCATTGATTACAATCTGGTCCTCGCTCATACGGCCTATGACCTTGTCGATTAAATCAACAGTAATTGGGGTTCCGATTAGAGTAAAAGCTTGTTGCTTCTTTAATTCAGCCCAAAGAAATTTCTGTAATGGTTTTAACAGCGTATAAAGTAAAGGAGGACCCTTACTAATTACACGAATCTTCAAAGCTTCTAAGAGGCCTAATGGTTCTACTCGAGGATCTTCTATATATGCAGCTTCAAAAAGCCTGTCCATAAGCTTCCTCCAAAGGATTTTAAAATCCACATCGGAATAAGTTAAACTAATTCCACTCTCCTCGTGTTCCGCGTTTTTATCGAAAGTTTCTTGTTCATACTTCCCAGCGTCTCCGTACCTCCTGCTTAGCTCCTCACGAAACCTCACCGGCTGTACCTTCAACTCTAGAAGCTCTTTCTCAAAAAATGCATCCAATTCTGGATCATTTCGAATGAAATTGATTATCTCTCCCACAGCTCCCATCATCCCTCGAGTCCTATTATAATTGGACGAAGTAGACGGAAAGAACGGCTCATAATGTAAGTCTTCTTTATAAAGAGAATTTTGGAACATCTCTCTACACGTTCTACGTAGCTGACGACACATCGTCTCCTTGTTAACAACTATGCGATCCAGTTCATGGAAATCAAGATCCTCCGGCGTAAGCAAGGACCTATCACCAACTATGGGTCGACGATTCATAATGATTCGATCGACAAGTGGTGGCGGTTCGGTTGTTAAGTGCAAAGCACATTTCTTTTCTGCCTTCTCTATTGATGACTTTAAGTCACGAGGCATTCCCATCTTGGCCTGGTTCATCGACATTAAAAACGATAACCACATTTTTCGGCCTTTTTTGGCGTCTTTCCTTTTGAAAGAATTCACCCATTCTGGAAAGAAGATTATTCCAGGTTTATCTACCAACCCAAGAGGGGCTGGAGGTATTTCCTGACCTTCATGAAAAGCAAAGAATGCACAGGTCTTATATTTGAAATAAGACACCCAAAGAGACTCATCTTTTGTCTCGTTTAGATAACAAAGCATTTTTGTTATTGACCCCTGAATCCTCAAATGATACTTGTGATTAGATATAATTGCGTCAGCATATTTGTCGAAATATGCCTCAACATTCGCTCCTTTGAAATCACTTATCGATTCAAAAACTCGAGGTCGATCCAAGCCGTATAGATGAAATATCTCCACCAAACACTTGAATCCCTCCTTAACCTTTTCGACAACAACATCCGAAATCCCCTTGTACTTAGAGACATAGTCCTTCGTACTTAGCAACGGGTTCTTTTTCTTGAAATTCTTTACAATTTCTCGACTTTGAACCTTCGCAGGATTAATCGGTTGTTGGACCTTCGGCGATGGTACCATGCCGTCGAAGTCCCCCACTTTTTTTGTAGCAAGTGAAGTCTTCTGTCTCTCTCGTGTCCCACGAGACTGAGAACAAGATGAATCTTGTACAATTTTTTCCATTATAGTAGGTTTCTATAATAGTG